CACTTCGCTGCCTGCGAAGCCGATCCTCGATGCCTCGGGCAGATCTACACCAAGTGTAGACGCTCGGGATATACCAACATGAGCGCCTGTATTGAGGTAGATGAGGGCACACAGGTGAAAGACAAGCTTCTGGGGATCATGTCAAAGACGGGTAAAGACGCTCAGGAGAACATCTTCATGAAAAAAGTCGTCCCGGTATTTAAATCTTACCCGTTTTTCTTTAAACCCATCCAAGACGGTACGACAAATCCGCGTATGGAGCTCGCTTTTAGAGAGCCATCCAAGCGAATCACCAAAAAAAACAAAACCTCCAACAAGGGAGAGGCGCTAGACACTCTAATTAACTGGAAAAACACCACTACCAACGCCTATGACGGGGAAAAACTCCACATGCTGTACCTTGACGAGGCTGGAAAATGGGAAAGACCACTGGATATTCAGGACGTTTGGCGTATTCACCGCACTTGTTTGATCGTTGGTCGGAAAGTTATCGGAAAAGCCCTAGTCGGATCAACTGTCAACCCCCTAGACCGGGGTGGCGCAGAGTTTAAAAAGCTATATTACTCATCAGATCCACAAGAAAGGAACAATAACGGGCGTACAAAAAGCGGTTTATACAAGATATTCATCCCAGCATACGAAGCTTTGGAGGGGTTTTTCGATAAACACGGACTTCCAGTAATTGAAGACCCCGAGTTTGCCGTAGACGGTCTCGAGGGAGAGCTAATTCACTATGGAGCAAAAACATACCTCCAAAATGAGAGAAAAGCACTGCTAGCCGACCCCTATGAGCTCAATGAAGTTATTCGACAGTTCCCGTTCTCCGAAGATGAGGCTTTTCGGGACTCTACCAAGGCATCTCATTTCAATATCGCCAAGATATATGAGCAAATCCAGCACAATGACGAGATATACCCCAGCCCAGTGGTTCGTGGCAACTTCGTTTGGGAGGGTGGATTGGCGGACTCTAGAGTGATCTGGTCTCCAGATCCCAATGGGAAGTGGCGCGTGTCATGGATGCCACCGGAAGAGTTTAGAAACAAGCGGGAAACACGCTATGGAAAGGTTCATCCGGGCAACGAAATGTACGGCGTAGGCGGCGTGGATAGCTACGATATCGACAAAACAACAACTGGTTCTGGATCAAAAGGGGCTTGTCATTTTTTTAATAAATTCAACATGAACTTCCCGTCGAATATGTTTGTAGCGGAGTACGCCGAGCGTCCCCCACTGGCGCGTATATTCTATGAGGACATTCTTATGGCAGCAGTATTCTATGGGTATCCGTTGCTAATAGAAAACAACAAATACGGAATCGTAAGATACTTTGAGTCAAGAGGATACGATGGGTATGTCATGGATAGACCCGAACACCTCACGCCCCCGGGATCTTCTACAAACGTAAAGACAAAGGGTATTCCATCGAACAGTAAAGATGTCATCCAGTCTCACGCTCAGGCAATTGAGGCATATGTTCACGAGCACGTGGGGATGAATGTAAAGACTGGAAATTTCGGTCGGATGTATTTTAACAGAACGCTAGAAGACTGGATTGGGTATAATATCGACGATCGAACAAAGTTCGATATGACCATCTCTTCTGGTCTTGCGCTTCTGGCGGCACAAAAAATAACGAAGGAAGTTAAAAAGCAAGATTTGTCTAATAAGGTCTTCTTCCGCAGGTATAAGCACACAGGGTGGTAAATATTTGGCACACAGGTATTTAGTATATTTGCATAAAAGTAGGCTTACCTGAATAGAAATAGTATGTCAAGCACAAAGAACTACGGAAACTTTCCAGATCCGTTAGCAAGCTTCATGGAGAAGTCGTCCAAAGGTTACGGCTTGAAGTACGCTAAGTCCATTATGGCACAATGGGGGTCTGCGAATGAATCTAGTTCCCTGTATAACCGTAGAATGAAGGAATTCAATACGAACAGGGACTATGCCAACGGAACACAAGATACTTCTAAGTACAAGCAAGTACTTAACTCACTCGATCCTAACAATGGAGATGGAACTCTTTTGAATATTGACTGGTCTCCAGTTCCAATTATTCCTAAGTTCGTTAAGATCGTAGTAAACAAAATCCTCTCTAGAAAACCATACCCAAATCTTGAAGCAGTAGACCCCCTTTCCTTAACAGAGAAAGAGAAGAAAAAAGCTACCGTCAAGGCGGGTGTAGAGAACAGAGAATTCTTTGAATCCCTTCGCGGTGCTGGGCTTGATCCCGGCATTGCCATTGAAGAGCTACCCGAAAGCCCCGAGGAGGCAGAGATCTTCTTGGAGACCAACATCAAGGTAGCGTCCGAGATTGCCGCACAGATTGCAACAAATCTGACCCTTGAATGGAACGACTTTAACGATAAGATCTACCGTAGAGCCGTAGAGGATCTCGTTACTTTGGGAATGGCTGTAGTGAAGCGGGATAATGATCCCAACTATGGCATCGCAACCAAGTACGTTGACCCAGAATACTTCGTGCACTCACAGACGGAAGACCCTACAATGTCAGACCTCAAGTACGCTGGTCACATCCAGCGCATGACAATCGAAGAGCTCAAGCGTATCACTCGCGGTCAGTTCGAGGAAGAGCAATATGAAGAGATGGCTCGTCAGGTACAGACAAGATACACCAACGACCCCACTAAGTATAATACCAGCTATTACGACAAGACCCTCCAAAAGACGGTCTTCGGATATGACGAGTATGTGGTCGAGGTTCTAGACTTTGAGTTTATGTCTGTTGACTGCCTGTACTTTGAGGAAAAGCAGTCCAGATTTGGAAATACAGGGTTCTACTACAAAGGTCACGAAGAGTTTACCCCTCCTTCTGGATCTGTTTACGAGCGCAAGTCTCGCAAGATGGAACATGCAACCGTCTACGGCGGAAAGTATGTGGTCGGAACAAAATACCTTTTTGATTACGGCTTAAAGAAGAACCTCCCTAGAAACATCCATGACATCACGAGAACTCGAATGAGCTACTCGGTCGTGGCTACAAACATCCGCAGAATGATGCCCAAGAGCATGGTCTCCAGCATCACCCAATATGCGGACATGATGCAACTGGCTCACCTCAAGCTTCAGCAGTCTATTGCTAAAGCTAAGCCTGATGGATTGATCATTGACATTGAGGGTCTGGAGAACGTACAGCTTGGACGAGGTGGAGAGCTTCAGCCACTGGAAATTCAGGACATCTACGAACAGACGGGTGTCTTCTATTACAGATCCAAGAACCCAGAGGGAGGATTTCAGAATCCCCCAGTTCGCGAGATCGGAAACCAAATCAGAAACATTCAAGAGCTTATTGGTCTGTACAATCAATACCTAAATATGATCCGTGACACTACGGGTCTCAACGAGGTGGTTGATGGGTCAACACCCAAGAGCGAGGCTCTGGTAGGCGTTCGCCAGCAGGCAATCCAAGCGTCTAATAACGCTATTTATGACATTACTCACGCATCGCAGGTTCTTTATCGCCGCGTGTGTGATGACATCGTCAAGTGCTTACAGATCCTTCCCAAGCAAAGCGTATTATATCGCGTCTACGAGAAGGCTGTTGGTGAGACCAACATGTCCGTTCTTTCTTCATTCAACAACCTACCGCTCTTCAATTTTGGGGTTCGCGTGGTAACCGGAATGAACGAAGAGGACAAGATGTATCTGGAGCAAAATATTCAACAGTCTCTAGCTCAGGGAGAGCTGGATCTTGAGGACGCTATGGCGATCCGTAGACTTCACGATGTGGATCAAGCTGAGCAGCTGCTGATAGTTCGCCGTAAGAAGAGAATCAAACAGCGCCAAGATCTTGCTGCACAGAACTCTCAGATGCAGGCTCAAGCCAACCAGCAGACGGCACAGGTTACCGCCCAGCTGGAGATGCAAAAGCAACAAGCAATGGCTCAACTGGCAGCTCAGAAAATCCAACTGGAATCACAGGCAAAAGCCCAACTGCTACAACTAGAATATCAGTTGAAGATGGAGCTCGAGAAATTACAGGGTCAATCCAGAGAGATGAATTTAGAAAAGCAGTATGGTTTTCAACGCGAAGTCGAGGGAAGCCGAGAGCGAGCTAAGGACGACAGAGTTAAGAAACAAGCCGTGGAGCAAAGCAAGTTAATATCACAACGTCAGGGCAGTCGTGGAGAACTGGCTGAGGACGTAGATGTTCTCTCGCAAATTCTTGGCAATCAATGATTTAGTATATTTGCAATATGGCGACAAGTATAAATTTAGACGCATCAACAAGGGTAGATATCACATGCAGACGCGGTGATACTTTTACTCTTGAGCTGACCTTTACTGATAATGCTGGAGCGGCTATTGATTTGTCATCTGGATATACTTGGAAGATGGATGTCAAAGAAACAGACACATCTTCTGGTGACATTATTGGAGATGCTGACTTTTCCTACACTGGGACAGCAGGAGGTAAGCTTACTATTACAGCAAGCGCAACTACGATGTCTGGTGTCCCCGGAGGTCTTTATGTATATGATTTACAGTCTAACAGCGTAGGAGTTGTCAAGACGTGGGTGTATGGGTTGTTTAAGGTTAATGAGGACGTAAGTGAGTAATATCGAAGTTAATTCAGGTGATAGCATCACGATTGGCGGAGTACAAACTCAAGTCCAAACAGCTACTATATCTCAGCCTTCTGTCAATGTATCCGTAACGGGGGTAATTGGCGGAGCATCAGACGCACACTATGTGCACGCACAGAACGAAAACTCTGAAACGTGGACTGTAGAACATAATTTAAATAAATACCCATCGGTGATGGTTATTGACTCTGGTAATAATGTCATTTATACTGAAGTCCAATACCTGAGCATTAACACTTTGGAGATCCGTTTTAACGGAGCAACCAGCGGAAAAGCATATATGAACTAAAACTAAAAAAAAGAAAGAACATGGCTATCGATTTTAAAAGCAGTATTAACCTAGGGGGTAACCAGCTCCAGAACGCTGCTTTACACCCAACAAGTTCTGCCCCTGCAAATCCGGTCGAGGGTCAGGTTTACTTCAACACAACGGCTGGGAATAAGAAGCTCTACGTATGGGACAACACTACGTGGATCGACGTAACTGGTGATATTCGCTCCATCAGTGCGGGCACTGGTATTGCAGTAACTGACGGTTCTGGTGGCGATGCTACGATTGCCCTTAGCCACCTTGGTATTCAAAACCTTGGCGCACCAGAGAGCGATTCGATTTTCTTCTACGACACATCCGCAACTACTACTGCTTACTTAGTTCCTACTACATCAACGGGTATCACCATTGATGGCACAGCCCTGAAGCTTGCTTCTATTCCCAACGCCAGTCTTACCAACTCCTCTATTACTCTTACTGGGGGTGACGGTATTACCACCACTGCTGGCGCAACATCTTTGGGTAGCAGTAGCACTATTGCTATTGACCTCTACAGCGGTGGCGGTCTTGCTTTTGCATCTAACCAACTTGCCCTTGATAACGCCGACAACCTTGTTCAGTACACGCTCCTTATGTGGGGTGCTGATAAGCTTGAGCAACCAGATATCGTAAGAACCGTAGATCAGTCTGAAAATGAAACGATCACGTTTGGTGGATCTGTTGTTATCGATCAGAACCTTACCGTAAATGGTACGGTAACTACGATCAACACGGAGACCATTGCTCTTGCTGATAACATCATTGAGCTTAACTCCAACCTTAGCGCAGCTACCACTCCCACCGAGAATGCTGGTATTACCATAAACCGTGGTAGTGCTGCTGATAAGACGTTCATTTGGGACGAGACATATGACGCATGGCGCGTAGGTGGTGAGTTGATTATTGATACAATTGATCAAAATGCAGCCCCTGTAAATACGAACTTCGTATTGATGCCCGGTAGTAACGTTAACGATGGTATCCGGAAGGCACGTCTTACGGATGTAGCTGCTGCTATTGGCGTTGGTAACCACTCAATCCTTCTCGATTCTGTAAACAGAGATAACGTAACGAAAACTGGTAACACGTATACCGTAACCCACGGTCTTAACTCTAAGTTGGTTCGCGTTGAGATTGTAGGTGCTACTAACTACGAAACTGTGTTTGTAGAGGTTGCTCGTCCTACCGTTGACACTGTAACGATTGCATTCGGTCAGAGTGTTACCGAGGGCGCTTTTATCTGTATGACTTCTTTGGTTGGCAATTTGGACAACGCTAACGCGTCTGCTTAATGCCAAATAGACGCTTAATAGAGAGGGGGTTGGTCTGAGATCAGCCCCTTCTTTTTTTGTATTTTTGCTAGTATCTATACTGTACAGGCATGGCAATAAAATTTTTAAGTGGGTTAAACCTTTCCAGCATCACTGCGGGGTCTCTGTTAAAGCTAGATTCGAACGGTGATATTGTAGCAGCAGTTGCAGGTACGGATTATGCAACATCGGTATCTTTAGTTTGGAGCACCTCTGGATCTAACCCCACGACAGCATACTATAACGGAAGAGTAAGAGTAGGAACATATCAGGCTAGCGTAGAGGCTAGTGCTAAGCTCCATGTCTTTGATTACCAAACTACAGACCCTAAGCTTCTTATTGAGGACGGCAATACTGGCGATGCTAGTATGCAGTTCAAGATCAGCACCCAGTCTTACGTTATGGGTATTGACAACTCAGACTCTGACAAGTTTAAACTATCCGCATCCACAGCATTCGGGACTAGTGATGTTCTAACCATTTCTGGTGGCAACGTAGGTATTGGTACTACTAGTCCGGGAGCTAAGCTTCACGTTGAAGGTAACGCATTTTTCAATCCATACCATCCAGCAGTTATTTCTGGAGGTGGAGCTCCATATTATGGGGCAAACATAACGCTAGCTAGCGATATTGGAGCAACAGCAGGTGCTGTTCGTATTTGGTCAAGATATGACGGTACTGGTTATGCTGCTATGTCATTTGAGAGAGCTACTAACTCTCAAGCGTATGGTGGTAACCCAACTACCCTTACGTATAGCGAGGTTATGCGTATTAGTGGTACGGGCAACGTCGGCATTGGTACGACTAGTCCTACGTACAAGCTTGATATTACTGGAACTGTTAACTTCCTATCAGGAACTAATGACATAACATACCTTAGAGTTGGAAACAACTTAGACAGACAGCTACTGTTCAGTAATTTTACAAACCAGTCTAGGCTTAATGCTGGTCATAGAATAAATGCATCTGATTCTTCAGGAGCTATCGCATTAGCAACGGCCGGTAGTGATAGACTATTTATCACACCAACAGGCAACGTAGGTATTGGCACAACGAGTCCGGCTTATGGTCTTACCGTTCAAAATAATACA